GTGTTATGTTGCTCTGCGCTGCCACATAGCAATCGTTTCATTTTTACTGTCGCCAGTAATCTGCGCCCCACATCCACCGGAAACAGTAACGCAGTTAATCTGCCAGCATTGTTTCATTGTAAACGGGTCAAATAGCTTATGTGTGCGACCAAAGTAGGCGCGTCCAGTATCGGCACTGTCTCTCCAGTATATGCCATTCGGGTAAAGCGTATCCGGCTCGTTCATGTCGCACTTATGTCCGCAAAAAGGACATGGCAACATAACAACGCGCTCAACATCGCTCACTTTGTTCGCTGGACTCGCTTCATTCGTTTCACTCATTTGCTCACCTGTTAGCTTGGGGTTAAATCACTTTTTCGCTTTCAAGTTTTTCTATCTTTTCTTCTAAATACTCAATGTGCCTATCTTGCCAGATACTTGAATCCCCATATATCTCAGAGTAATCAACTTCTAATCCTGCTTCTTCAGCCATCTTTATAATAGCTTTATATATTTCAGCAGGTCTAGCAGTAGACCAATTAAGCCACCAATCTATCTGATGTTTTTTGCCATCTCTTCCAACTACAGAAATGTCAACATTTAATCTAAAATCACCCATAATAACCTCGTAATTTAACAACCGCAGGCACGGGACAAGCCCATGCTGCCACGGTTATACGTCAACTATCGACACGAATGAAAAATGCGTAGGCTCGTCACAAACTCCAAACTCTGCCGTCCACTCTTCATTTGACCATTTAGCTAAGTCAACATGACCAAAACCATCACGGACAAAAACAATCCTTCCGTCTTTTGGCGCTTGTTTAATGTGGTGCCAATGTACTTCCGGTATAGATACTGCAAATGAACTACTCATAATTACTCCAATTGTTTACGTATAACAACGCCATGAATCGGACTCGTTTCACTCGCCGTTTATGGCAAGGTTATCCAGCCACACCAAAAGCCAGCCGCCTAGCCTGCTTTCTCGTATCAGCGATAAACTCCTCTCCCCTGAACACGCACACGTATTTATTGGTTAATGGGCATTTGTAGGTTTTCATATCTGGTCCTACGGTAGAAATTTGCCAAGTGACGACTCTAGCATCAGCCTCTCAACTGGAAGCCAATGTTTTTTCTTTAGCAGCTTTGGCGCAACAACAGCCAATCTGGTTACAAACTCATCCCAGCATCCATTATGCGTATCAATACCAAAACGCTCAGCCCAGAATTCTCTATCCCATGAAGCGCACGATGCAGGCACTACGGCTTTGCAGGTTAGCTTGCCGATAAATTTTATACCTAACATACACTGGACCTTTATGTAACCGCTGGCGCTGATGTCGAGGGCGCTGATGTAACCGCTGGCGCTGATGTCGAGGGCGCTGATGTCGAGGGCGATGATGTTACCGCGGGCGCTGATGTCGAGGGCGCTGATGTTACCGCTGGCGATGATGTTACCGCGGGCGATGATGTTACCGCTGGCGATGATGTTACCGAGGGCGATGATGTTACCGCTGGCGATGATGTTACCGCTGGCGATGATGTCGAGGGCGCTGATGTAACCGCTGGCGCTGATGTAACCGACTCCATGCGAATAATATACTCCCATATTAAATTCAATATGCCCGTCAAATTCTATATTGCCGTTTTTGTCTTTAGCAGCTTGCAATTCTGCTTCTGTGTTGATTATCAATTTATTCATATCATCTCTCCGAATAGTTGCCAGTTGGTGGCTTGCGGCTAGTGGACACTATCCGGGCTGTGGAATGTTTTATTACAATACGTGCAGGTAACACCAAGGCGCTGCATTCTTTGGGCGTTTTCTGGGCTGTAACCTTTCAGCATATCTTTGATTCTGCCGTGTACGTCTTTGCAGCCTTTCTTGGAATCATCAAAAATCACAGTTGCTTTGCTCATCTCTCTCACCTTTCGTTAATGGCCGCTAGGCCGATAGTAGTTTATGTGTTTCTGGCCAGCGACCAAGCGATAAAGTCGTTGCCTTTTTTTATGCCTTTTTTGATTGCCGCCGCCTCCGTTGAATACGAACCCCAAACTCTTGCAATACCAGCGGGTGATTCTTGCCATACTTCAAAGGGGCGTTTTGCGCCGGTATTTGGATTGTGCTTAACAACAAACTTCGTATTTGACCAAAAAGCAACTCGCTTTTCCGGTGTATCTAAAGTTACTGTGTTTGCCATTTTGCTACCCTCTTTTCCGTCACTCGATGGAGTAACTATATAGATTTCAGGAAGTATATATACTGTGGAAAGTACGTAAAATGATTGACTTTGTGTTGCGGGTTAAAACAAGGGATTCCTTATTTTAGGCTAGTCCTGGTCGGACTCCAAAGCCTCTCGGATAAGCCGCCTTTCTGCGCTCTGGGCCGCTTTTGTGACCATATCCATAGTGGTGCCGTATAATGGCACGGTAAGCCTCTCCCGCCCGTCCTGAACGGTTAAAACGCCGGTAACATTAGCTTCCAATACTGTGTACATATATACAGTATATACCTTTTCTATATACCGTCAAGACCTATTAAGAGGGCTTTTGTAGTAAATAATCACCGCAAGGAAAGCCCCGTTAGCCAGATAATTAGCCAGCAGGAGCCGGTTTGAATCCAAGGCCATCACGGTATAGGCAATCATGCATGCCTCGCCCAGACCCCATAAAATGAGGAATAGCCACGACATATCGTCAGCCCGCTTTGTCTGCCAGCACTTCACAGCCTGTGGCAGCCCGCAGATGGCAAAAGCGATAGCGCCGATGGTGCCGATTAGCTCAGTCATTAGGCTTTTTGTCTACTAAAGAATTCCAATCCCCGTCAAATATCTCATCGGCAAAGCCGTGACTTATAGCCTCGATAGGGGATAGGTAAACCTCCTCCTTTTTGTCCATCGCGTCCCGCAGCCACTTTTCCCGCTGCTTAATTGACTTGCCTTTCCACAGGTCGGAATTCTTCCCCATGACCTCGATATAAATATCCAGCATTTGCTTGCTGGTTTTCTTCACCATTTCAGCCTCTGTCAGGTATTGCTTGACGGTGCCATCGTATCCCATCCCTCCATCGTGAAACATAAACCATGAGTGAGGCATCATTACCCGTCTATCAGCCGCGCAGAAAATCAGGCTGCTCATTGATCTCGCCATTGTATAATTCATAATTGTCACATAGCACGGGCAGGTTTTTATAGCGTCATAAATCGCAATCCCCTCATTCCAATCACCGCCGTGGGTTTTCATGTGGATAAGAATGGGCGCAGGGTTATCATTCATTAGTAAATGAAGATTCTTTAGAAATCGCGTAGTCATGGTGTACTCAACTCCGGGGTCACCATAAATCGGCTCGCCTATCCCGTGGCCAATCTCATCGGTAGGGGTAAGCCATATCTCGCGTGACCTTAAATCAACGCAATGGCTATGGATGTCGTCTACCTCTGTGCGCTTATATTTATGCTTGCCAATCTTCATAGCTTCCACCTTCCGTTAATAATATCAATGAGAGTTCGCTTGCCGCCTTGGTACTGCAAAACGTGACAGGGGGCATGGTCAGATAACCCGCTTTCGTATTCGAGCCGTCCTGTACTGCTACCGGCTTGGAAAACGCCTTGCATGATTCTACCACCGTGGGAATGGCCGATTGTCATTTTCAGTGTCGTTTTTGCCAGCCCTCTGGCCGCCCCTTTTGAGCCATTGGTGCCTATGTCACCATGCTGCGACATATCGACACCGCCAACCATGTATGGCTTGTTACGGTCTAAAAATTCATGCTTGCAGGTAAGCCTTGGTGCCAGATACAGATAGAACGGGTCATACTTGCCGCCACTCAATGCCGCCTTTCTCATATCGGCTTGCATCTCTGCAATAAAGATAGCGTTGGCGTGGTCAGTGTTTGGGCTTAATCGGTTTAGTGCTTTCAGCAAATGGTCATGGTGATTCGATGGGACAATCAGAGTTTTAGATTCTTTTGGCGTGGTCTCATTGATAAACCTTACCACTCGGTCAAGCTCTGCCCGGATATTATTTAACCCATTATGGTGCTTTTGAAATTGAATCATCGGGTCTTTTTCGTGGTGATGGCTCAAGGCATAGCAGTCTAAAATGTCATGCCTTACGATATACTCAGGGCGCAAAGTCTTGACGATGGAATCCTTGTTTGTATAGGTTTCCTTCTTGACGATATTCCACAGCTCATGCTCATCACCCGTGGTCAGTGACAATGCCCGCTGACCCGTCTTGATTCCTTTGGGGGCAAACAAAACATCCAGATCATAAAAGCTGCCATCGTCAAGCGCATTCAACTGGCGGACAAAACAAACATCCTTGTATTTCTCGATAATCAGCGCGCCTATCACATGATGGAATTCTGCCTTCATTCCATCGTTAGTCTGGGAATAATTCGGGATGGTGATAGAGCCGGTAGTGTATAGCTTTTTCGGTAAAACTCCTCCGGGTGATGCGATAGGCTCGCAGGCTACCTGCGGATGGCCGAATACAACTGAGTGAGTGCCTCCGTGCGCTTGCTTACCAGCTAAGGGCCAAAGCGTAGTGGCGTTAATCCTAACATCTGATTTAATCAGCACATTGCCGAATTCTATATCCGTTGCCACAAGGTACGGCTCTATATCGTCAGCCCATTTCTTTTTTTCCTTGCTTGAAAATAACGTGATGTTTTTGTAGTGCGATGGGATGGCGGCTATCTCGCATCCGTAATGCTTTGCTGCTTGTTTTAATGACTTGAAAAAACCCTCATGTATCGGCGTATTATGCTGTGCCGAAGTTACTAAAATACGCTTTGGCTTTTCGCACTTTCTCGCGTATGCCGTTGCCGATGCAATATCATATCCCGCTGGCGGCTGCTTATGGTGCTGGCTTATTCTGTTTGGCTGCTTTTTCATCTTCTTGCCGCACTCTTTACTGGTACAAGCCCACAGGTTTTTTCCGTTTGACTTCATAAATCCACCGCAAACCCAGCACTCAGGACGGTCAGGAATATGCACGGATGCAACTCCTATATTGCCGCGACCTGAGCCGCCGGGCTGCTTACTTGCCGTCATAATCCAAAACCATACCGATACATTTTGCATACCCTTGGATGTCATCGATATTATCACAGTGCTTCGGGTTTTCACTCATTCTAGCCAGCTTATCCAGAATCATGTAAACCCCGTGGTGCAGCGCCGCCTCTTGATTTTCTGTTAGGTCGTCGTTGCATTCTGATGCAACCCTTGCATCCCTCCAGATTGAAAAAAGCACTGTAGTAGTTTGAAAGTGCTTTATAGGATGCCCGTAGTTCTTACCGCGCTCCGTGGTTATCTCTGTGATTTTGTCGGTCATGTCACTGCCTCATAGGTCATTGCGAATATGTCAGGTTTGCATGGGTAATGCTCGCCCTTCACGCCTCGAATTAACCAATCACCACGACTAGCAATGTGGCACCCCTCAAGCGTTAAAACATTAATTTCGCTTCTTCCGTCAGGGTGCCTTTCAGCAACGTGTCCGCCAAAACTCTTACCTAGAAAATCAATACACTCTTTTAGATTGCCGCCTCCCCACTGTATAGCTTCAATCTCTACTGGCTTTTTTCTATATTTCATTTGTGCATCCTGTTGTGAATGTACGTTGCGAGCATACAGCTATTCCATCCTGCGGTGCCCAATACAAAACCAGCGATTAAAAAGCTAGCCTCTCCCCTCAGCACTGAAAATACAACTCCGGTCACAGCCATATCTAGGTAGGCTTGCCCGTAGCTCGTTGGAATCATTTTCCATTACGAGCTATGGGCAGTGTTTTTTTGCTGAAACGCTCGCAGAAAAACGTAGCCAAACATCAAGAAGTAGGCGTGTAAGTATATCATTTTGCAGCCTTCTTTTTCCGCATTGTTACCTTTTTGGCCGGTTTTTTCGTAGCCTTTTTAGCTGATTTTGTAACTTTTTTGGCTTTGATTGCATCAGGATTTGGCCACACCTTAACCACATCAGCAGGATGGGCAAGGCTAGCACAGTCGCAAAAGTTATTATCGCAATCCGTAGGCTCTTGCCATGTATCCGCTTTAGGCTTTCGAGTGTAGAGAAAAATCAGCCCCGCGCATATCGCTATGACGAAGGGCATCAGCATGAAGAAAAGATTGTGCATAGGTCACCTCACCAAGGAATATCTTCGTCTGGAAATGCAGTCGGTTTAGCATTCTGCATCATGGCAATCGTATTGTTAGGCCGTGCAGGTGCGCCATCAGACGTTTTCTTTTCGCCAATAAGGTCAATCGTGTGTACGCTAACCTTCATGGCTGACTTTGTGCCGCCGCTCTTTTTGTCTTCCCATTCCTCAAGGGTAGCCTCTCCGGTTACGGCCACCTTTTGACCTTTAACAAGGTAACCCTTCAGTGCACCTTCAGCTCGCTTTCCAAACAAAGCACACCGCGCCCAAGTGGTTTTCTGCTTGTCGCCATAGCCGCTCGCCACCGCTACGCTAAATTCCAGTACGCTTGTCCCGGTTGACAATGCTTTGCTTTCCGCATCGCTGCCCAAATTGCCTGTAAATGCCCATAAGTTCATGCTGCTTTCTCCTGTGTTAAACAATCATCAATGAAGGCGCTAATATCCGCGCCTGTGCGCTCTTTAATCAGTCGGATGGTATCTTGACTAAGGTCTGTTAAAATCTCAATGGCGGCAAAACTATCGGCATCTGTGTGAAACTGTACAATAGCATCAAGACAAGCCGTAAACTGCTCGAATCCAGTCTTACACATTCCTCCGACAAGAGACTTGTATTTAGTGACAGTGCCTTTCTCGAATGAATTATATAGGCTAGCCTGAATCGAATCACTCACAGAAGCCATGAAAACATACATTCCGATACAGTCGTTTTTGGTAATCAACTGGTCAAAATAGTTCTTTTGCTCTGCATTGTGGCGCATGATTTCAGGGGAGCCAACAATCGGCTCGAATCCTTCATTCTCGTTAGACAGCTCAACAGCGTGAGCCATGCGGTTAAGGTCAGTGCGGGGCCACATTTTGAATGCCCTGCGGACTACGGTTTTCTTTGCTTGCTCAGGGAAGTGGTCTACCCATACGCCAGACTTGTTGCGCTTGTACGATTCTGACTTTTCCCGGATGGCGTAAATCTCCTCCGCATTCATGATGGTGGTCAGATAGTCGCCGGTTGCTGTCTTGGCTACGCAGTAAGCGCCAATAAATGCGCCTCGTTTTTCAGCCGTATCAAATGGGTTATATGTGTGAGTTGGGCGATTGCCAAAACCATTATCGGCAAAGGTATCGTTAGCGTAAACACAGTTAGCCTGCACCCATTCGATTGACCCGCTGTCGGTAGCCAGCTTGCAAAGCCCCATGTAAGAAGGCTCAAGGAAGATTCTTGTTTTCCACTCGTTTCCAACCTTAACATTACGGGGGATAAGGTAGGCTTGCTTTTCAGCAGGGTTTAGTGACAGCCCAATAGCCGCCACATTCGTAACAGCCTGAAGAAATGAAGCCTTGTCCTTTAGTGCCGCATCCATCAAGTATGCGTTGTTTGTCAACAGCTGAATGGCAAAGCCTTTCTCAGCATCAAACTTCATAGAGTTTGGCGCGATATTAATAAACCGCTCTCGCGTATCGTCTATAAACTCTGCCAGTGATTTCTTTTCTTCACTCATGTTCACTCCTCAGCGTCATTGTTAAAAAAGCATTTTCGTATGCGTTGTAGTTACCGGAAAGCCTTTCGTAAGGGTTGCGGTTTTCCATGTAGTAGCCGTCTCCCGAGTGAAGCGCAGCCATCTTTTTAGGATCGTCTTTATAGTGAATCTCTACCTCATCCAAATGGCGGCTAAACCCTTTAGGCAAAGCCATAAGCCTTTCGTGGATTGAGTCGGTAGCTTTGTTTATGTATCGTGCGTATTCGCTCACGCTCTCACCTGCTTATCTTTCTCATACCCAAAGTACATAAAGCTGAACCTGCGCGGCTCTGTGCCTATCATGTACTCCACCGTTACTTCTTCTTGAATATCCACCACAATGCCCTTTTTCCAGTAGTCTGGAATCGTTGCGAATGGCGCGACTTCTATGACCTGATCGAGTTTTAACATTCGCTTATTGTCTCAGTTGTTTGGATGGTTGTCATTGTGGAGTGTACTTAGTATGGCATTAATTCTTCTGGTATTAATGGGCAGACTTTATGTTCCCACCACTCTGAACCGTCATATTCTCCCCGCTCAGACCATGTGCCGTCTTTGTACCAAATAATGCCAAACACCTCTTGGCCTCCATATCCTGAATCGTATCGATAGTCTATAGATGCCAAAAACTCATTAAGCTCGCGCTCAGAAAATCCGGCGCAAAGCCTAGAAACATTTTCGTATTCTTTTTCTAGTGTTTCGTAATTATAACCTTCAAATGCTTTAATTTCCGCACATAAAACATCTTTTCCTTTTGTTTCTTTTAAAAAATCATCTTTACAGTTAGACATTTTTCACCTCGCAAAGCTGCTTAGCATCATCGGCATCAGTCCTGATACCTATGCACGTATAGCTGTTATCTTTGTTAAAACGCAATGCCCGGTACACCAGATTCCCATTGTCGAATCGGGTAATAGGTACTATCTGAAACGTGCCGCAGTCAGAGATAAAACACCCTGCGCTTTTGTGCCAATCCATAATGCCCTCGTTAGTTAAGTGGCCGTTTCGCAGATAAGGTGGCCAGCCTATCAACACGCTTTCGCGTTCTGCTATGTGGTGGCCGGTGCTGATCTCCGGCTTTGGTACTCATACTGGCTCCCCGGTGTTTCCGCATTTCTGCTTTGCTTTCGCCCGCTAAAATTACCAGCTCTAGCGCGGGAACTTGCCTTGGATTGTGCGTCAGCCCGCACATTCACCACAATTCACACTTTAAACCATTAGCCTTTAGATGGGGATACGTAATTACCGCAATGTTCTAATAAAAAAAGCCGGGGCTTTACGCTTACCGGCTAAAACTCCGAGGGTAGGAGGGGCGAAATTATATCACAGAGGGCTTGCAACGGCAAACAGGATTGGTGTATAATTCGCCTCGCGGTAAGGCGCAAGCCTGAATCCTCACCCCTCGGGGAGCCGCGACTAAATTTACGATAGATGGGGAGTCTAAAATAATGAGGCGGAATCTTTTAAGTTGTAAAACAAAACCTTTTTATTTTGACCGTGGACGGGCATACCAACGGCACACGATAACTGCGAAGAATCAACATCACACAGCTTTAGACCCGGCTCAAACAGCGTCAAGTCCAGAATAGTAGTGCTGGCAGAGATTCCCTACTCTATAACATTGGTTGCTGATAAGTGTGATGAAGATATTGTAATCAGACTGTATCTGGACCAAGAGGGTCTATGATATTTTATGGGAGAAACATTATGTTAGCGTTAGAATACAGAAAGAATCTTGTTTTGCAGTTATTGGCGATCAGGAATTACGAGAAGCAAAAAGGGACTTATTTGGAGTGGCTAAAGATTCAGCGAAACCACGAGCGATTGATAAAATCACAGGCCAAAGGATTCGCAAAGATTATTGAGGATTCGATAATCAAGGCGGCACCTTAGGTATAAGTATCTTCCACATTGAAAAGGCTTTATGGCTGTGGATAATCCGCAACATGATTGATGAAGATTTACTACAACAATTTATCGAGCATCGCAAAGACGATAAGAAAAAGCCTATGTCTGAAAGGGCCGTGAAGATGCTTGTTAATAAGCTGCATCGGTACGCCTTACAGGGCCACTGTCCTAATCTGCTTTTGGAAAGGTCAATTATCAACAACTGGCAGGACGTATACCCTAGTGACGAAACATTATTGAAAAAGAAAAAAGAAGATATGGGCTTTATCGAGAGACACACTGACACATCATGGGCCAAGGAGCTGAACTAATGCCTAGACCTAAACCTATCTGGCACGATGCTGCCAAAGCCGCAGGAATCAGCCGCTACGCGATGCGGGCAAGGTTGAAGTCTGGCTTAACCATTGAGCAGGCATTGTCTGTAAAGCCTAAAAACAGCCGTATCCGCGCAGTCAAGTACATACTCTCCGGGACGTACCACAAAAACCTTTCTCAAGAGTGGCTCAAAAAGCCTTTAGGTAGTTTCCACAGTACCAAACAGGGTATATATACAATCTAATAGCCAAACACAACGAGGGCTGGTTATGAAAATCGAGATCAAACACAAATATAAATATAATGTTTTATTCGCTTTTGAGTGCGAAAACAACAGTATTAAAATAACATTAGAAGCGGCAATTAAGTCCCGTGCCAACTTGTACGGTGCCAACTTGTCCCGTGCCGACTTGTCCAGTGCCAACTTGTCCGGTGCCAACTTGTCAGAAGCAAAAAACACAGAGTCCTTATCTCGCACAATGATAGTTCCAGAAGAGGGAGATTTTATTGGCTTCAAGAAAATATGCACGAGTGAAGGAAAAAAGGTTATCAAGGTTTTAATTCCATCAGAGGCTAAACGTGTCGGAGGCGCAGCGGGAAGAAAATGCCGCGCTGAATTTGTTACAATGCTTGAGGATGTTGACGGGTGGTCAGATCACAATTCAGGATTCAAGTATTCCTACAAAGCTGGCGAGACTGTATATCCAGATAAATTCGATGACAGGATTACTGAAGAATGCACGCACGGGATTCACTTCTTTATTACCAAACAAGAAGCGATTGATTATTAATTGCGCAGGTTAATTAATTAGGTGGGATATGAGCTATCAACAGTTTTTAGAAAAAAAGCTATTCAGCATTATTGACGCTGGATTTAAATATGAGGGTTGGATGCCGGATTGTATTTTTCCGTTCCAGCGCGATCTGGTTTTGTGGGCATTAAAGCGAGGCCGTGCGGCTTTATTTTGTGACACTGGTCTAGGTAAGACTATCATGCAGCTAACATGGGCCTATGCGGTACAAGATCAAACCAGTAAAAACGTATTGATTGTTGCCCCGCTATGCGTAGCGCAGCAGACTGTCCGCGAGGGCCAGAAGTTCGGCATAGATGTTGAGTATATCCGCGAGCCTAAGTTCACAAATGCGCGTATTCATATCACCAATTACGAGATGCTGAAAAACTTTAATCCAGATGATTATGGCGCTATTGTTTTGGATGAGTCGTCAATTCTAAAGGGTATGGATGGCAAGTTTCGGAGATATGTTACTGACTTTGCATCAACAATTCCCTATCGCTTATCGTGTACTGCCACCCCATCGCCTAATGATTTCATGGAGCTAGGCACGCAGTCAGAATTCCTTGGGATTATGTCTCAGACTGAAATGCTGGCTATGTTTTTTATCCATGATGGTGAAGATACCAGCAAGTGGAGATTAAAGGGTCATGGCAAGCGTAAGTTCTGGGAATGGCTGGCAACATGGGCTTGTGTTATCCGAAGCCCGGCTGATTTGGGATATGACGCAACTGGATACGACTTGCCGCCAATTGAGTACCATGAGCATATAATCGAGACTGAGCCTACCGCATCTCTTTTTGTCGAGGTTGCTCAAGGATTACAGGAAAGGAATAAAGCGAGAAAAGAATCTGTTATTGACAGGGTGAAGATAGCCGTTGACGCTGTATCCAGCATGGGTGATGAGCCTGTAGTGGTATGGTGTAACCTGAATGAGGAAAGCCAGATGCTATCTGATAGCATTCCTGATTTGGTAGAGGTTGCAGGTGCTGATACTCCGGCACATAAAGAAAAGGCCGCTATTGATTTTGTGGATGGAAATGTTCAGGGAATTATCAGCAAACCATCGATATACGGTTTTGGGTTGAACTGGCAGCATTGCAATCAGATGGTATTTGTTGGCCTGTCTGATTCGTGGGAGAAGTATTATCAGGCTATCCGCAGGTGCTACCGTTTTGGGCAAAAGAGAACTGTACACGTTCACATTATCAGCGCCGATACTGAGGGCGGCGTAGTTGCTAATATTAAGCGCAAGGAAAAACAAAACCGCGAGCTTTCGGAGCAAATGGTAAGTTTAATGCGCGAATTCATGGAAAAGGAAATACGTGGAAGCCGCATTGAAAAAACCGAATATAACCCGTCTAATACCATCCAGTTTCCATCCTTTTTGAGGGCTAAAAAATGAAAGTGTTAAATCAAGTGATCACCAATAAATATGCAATTTACAATGCTGACTGCGTAGAGTTTGCAAAGACGCTGCCAGACAATAGTATAGATTTTTCCATCTTTAGTCCGCCGTTTTCCAGCCTGTACACATACAGCAATTCGGACCGCGATATGGGCAACAGTGGAAGCGATGCAGAATTCTGGGCGCACTATAAATTCCTGATTGCAGAGCAATTCAGGATTCACGCTCCGGGCCGCAACGTGGCTATCCATTGCATGAATCTTCCATCGTCAAAAGGTCGCGAGGGGTTTATTGGCATAAAAGATTTTCGCGGCGATATTATCCGCGCATATCAAGATGCGGGGTTTATTTACCATAGCGAGGTTTGCATTTGGAAAGACCCAGTGGTTGCAATGCAGCGCACTAAGGCTTTGGGGTTGCTTCATAAGCAGGTCAAAAAAGACAGCGCCATGAGCCGCCAAGGAATCCCTGATTATCTGGTGGTAATGAGAAAGCCGGGAGACAATGAAAAACCCGTATCAGGTGAATTTAAATACTACGTTGGCGACAATCCGCCTGCAAGTTTTAACGGTATCCAGCGCGATGATGGCCGATTCTACTTTGTGCCGGGCAACTCTGGAACCAGCATCGACGTTTGGCAGAATTACGCCAGCCCGATATGGGATGATATCAATCAAACGGATACGCTGAATTTCCGCGAGGGCCGAGACAATGACGATGAGCGCCACATTTGCCCGCTCCAGCTTGACGTTATCGAGCGCAGTATGCAGCTATGGTCAATGCCCGGCGATACGGTATTCACGCCGTTTTTAGGCATTGGCAGCGAGGCATATATCGCGGTAAAGATGGGGCGCAATGCTATCGGCACTGAACTGAAGGAGTCATATTTCAAACTTGCAGCCCGCAACATGGAGCTTGCAGACAAGGGCAATTATGATCTGTTTGGAGATGCGGCATGAGCTACGTCAAGGTGGGACACGCAAGGGGCGAGTGTCATTTTAAGGCGAAGCTGACTGACGCCGATGTATACCGGATGCGAAAGGAGTACGCCGATAGAAGTTCGAGGCTTTTGGAGATTGATCAACAAATTTCAGAGCTAAAAAAGGAGAGGGCTGCGATTAAGAATGCCGTAAATCACAAGCAGCTGGCTTTTAACTTTGGGGTTGCTACGGTGACTGTGGCTAGAATTTTGCGCTTTGAGCTGAGGGTGTAATGCAGATTAGGCTAGTCAAAGAAGGCCCATACCTAGCGCCGTTTGATTCAGAGTCGGAGGCATGGATTGAGGGCCGTACGGATGGGGATTACTTCCATGCAGAGATTACTGCACCCCGGAATCTGGAGTTTCACAAGAAGTTTTTTGCCCTGCTGAATGCTGCCTATCCGCACTGGAATCCTGAGCCACTGTCAAATAAGCATGGGGTGGTAGAGAAGTCTTTCGAGCAATTCCGGGAGGACGTTACGATACTGGCCGGATTCTATGAGCAGCGGTTTAGGCTGGATGGGACTACTAGAATCGTGGCAAAGTCAATAGCCTTTGGCAAAATGGACGATGTGGAATTCCACAATGTATATAATCAGGTGGTTAATGTCATAATTCGCAAAGTGTTGGTTGGTTGGACTATTGAGCAGGTTGACGAATTGGTGGGAGGTTTTTTATGAATTACAGCAAACAGTTTTGGGGTGGTGGAAAGTGGGAAGGCTCGCCTAAAGATTCTGTAGAGATATGGTGCCGTGGTGGATACAACGATACGGGACGCGCAATGGACTGGGATTGGGAGCATACAGGCGATGAGGGCGACATTTTATTCTATCAAGTGCTGGAGTATTCAAATGAAAGCGAGTGACGTTAAGCAACTGCGAGCGCGAAGGGTAGAGATTCTAAAGCCCAAAGCGCCTACGATTTCAAGTGATGAGATAGCCGCAGATGTAAAGGCTTACGAGGCAAAAGGTGGTATAATCACGCGCATTCCGATGGGTGTAAGTGCTGAAACGGATGTCGCAATGCCGCTACCTTTGCAGATTGACTACACTCGTGCAAGGAATCGCAGACGGTTTAACGGGCAGATAAAGAAATGAAAGGCCGCACCCCAACCAAGGCAGAAGCCGAGTGGATGTCAAAAGCCAGAATGGTTGGATGTATTGCCTGCATTAAAGACAAGATAACCAGACCTTACGAGGTAAGCCCTGAGCATATAGCGATACACCATATTGACGGCAAGACAAAGCCGGACGCACATTTTCTGACGCTTCCGCTTTGCCCGGCTCACCATCAGCACAGTCCTATGGCGGTACATATAGACAAGGCAGGATTCGAGCGCAGGTATGGCAAGCAAAGAGATTTAATCAGGCACGTTAGGAAGCTGATAGATGAAGTTAATAATTAACCTACCATACCCACTACCCCTATGGAATCGAATACTCGCAATGAACCCATGGCAGCGAAAAAAGCTTCGCGATTTGCTTCACCTGTCCGTATCAGAATTACAAGCTATCGAAAGTACACGCACGACACAGACGGTTGCTCCGTCAAAGCGGTGCTGGACGGCCTTACACGATGCGGAATACTCGCTTCTGACGCGTCCGACTTCGTCAAAGAAATCACTTTTGAAAGCGTCAAGAGCGCAGACGAAAGGACGGTTATAGAGATTTCGGAAATTACCTATTAAACGCAATCGGTATATAGAATATAGTCTGATTAACAACTGAGGAGAATGTATGAAGCAATCATTTGACAAACTCACAATGGCTCTAGGGCTTTGGCTTATTGGTGGCAGGTTGTTAAATTTACTTTTTGATGATTGATTATGCAAGATACTAAGCGAACAGTTCCGTACAGCGTAAGCCGATTCGAGGAACATTTTCCTTGCCCGAGAAACTGCTGCTATGTTCCAGAGCGCGACCAATACCGCGCAGAGGAGCCGTATCACTGGGGAGCTGATAAGCAGGCAGACGACCAAAACAAATTTTACAAAGGCTGGAAGGCGGCAAAAAGTGACATTTAACCCCAAGCTAACCGGCGCGCATAGCGCGTCCAGTGAGGAATGAAATGACGAACGAGGTTGAGCGAGTTGTTAAATGTCACAGGATTAATTATGAAAATGATATGTTGGGCGTATGGCGATGGCGTTTATGGCAAATGCTTCTGGTTTAGAGTATTTGGCTATGGCCTACACTTTAGAAAGCATGATGCCAGTATGCTGTTTTCTGAGCGGTACGGGTATTCCAGATACTATGTGTTTTTTGGCTTGCGTGTTCGGACGCTCAAGCCTAGTGACATTTAACACTACAGAGAAGCGCCATGTCTACATATAGACACCAATTAACCAACAGAGGAGAGCGAGATGAACAGAGAAGAAGCCAAAGCACTACTCCCGATTATTGTAATCGAATAGGGGGAGACATGAGCAAAGTACACCAAAACTCTATAGACACCTACTACAAATACCAGACCCCTAACGCAAAGCTAGAGGACAAAATCATAGCTTACTCATTGAAAACTAGGCACTTTACGACTACAATGGTTGCCGAAAGATTGGGCGAAAAGCAGTCTACTTTGGTTAGCAAGATCAACAAACTGCTTGCGAGCGGTGACTTGGTTAAGGAATTCGACAAGCACCCCTGCGCCATTACCGGGCATAATGCGATGTGGTTTTACAATCCAAGCTACTCCAGTCAGCTGAGCCTTGTGTGATGGAATCCAAACTAAAGCTAGAGGAATGGTTATATATACTCGCCAGCATTGCACTGATTATCAATGTTGGCATTAGGTTTGAATACTACATCGCCGTTTTATATCTAATGACCATAGACCCCTTTATTGTTTTTAATGCCTGGATGGAAAACTAATGAAATATATAAAATCAGCAATCATCACAATTCTTTTGTTGGCATCATTCAATGCGCTGGCATTTAACTTCAGGCTGCAAACTTGCGTACAAGCTAATATATATAATCAGATCGTATGGGTAGGCACCTACATAAGCAACAGCACCGGCCAGATGCTTCAAGAGTTTTTCCCAGTTAGCAGCTACTCATATTGCCCTTATACAATGTAGCGCAAAACGTGGAACATATGCTACAATGCACCTCTGACTTCCAGTCTGTTAGGGTGTAAACCGGCTACCCCATAGCCAAAAGTTATACCCTAATTTATTTTTAGATCAAAAACTTAGGGTTGTACACAAAATGGGCGCACCAGTAGGTAACACAAACGCAGCACACACCAAAAAGCCTTGGCAAGATGCTATCAATAGGGCTTTGGAAATACACAAGCCAGCAGACCGCAGAGAGCGGCTAGATGCCTTAGCGGCTTCACTGGTAGCCAAAGCAATGGACGGCGACATGGCAGCCCTAAAGGAAATAGGCGACAGATTAGACGGCAAGCCAAAGCAACAGATTGAAGCCACCGGATTAGATGGCGGGGCCATCGCAATTGAGCGTATAGAGCGTGTCATCACAGACCCTGCAAATCGACACACCTAGGGCATATCTCCCGCTACTTAACTCGTCTCGCTATAAGGGAGCGCATGGAGGTAGGGGTTCTGGCAAGTCACACTTCTTTGCCGAAATGGTGATAGAGCGCTGCATAATCCAGCGGACTAATGTTGTCTGTATTCGAGAGGTTCAAAAGTCCCTTGCTCAGTCTGTCAAGCGATTGCTAGAGCTTAAGATTGAGGCTTTAGGGGTTGGGCATTTATTCGAGGTATTGCAAACAGAGATAAGGGGAAAGAATGGTAGCCTGATAATCTTTCAGGGTATGCAGAACCATACCGCCGATTCTATCAAGTCATTAGAGGGTTATGATATTGCATGGGTTGAGGAAGCGCAAAGCCTAAGCCAGCGCAGCCTTGACCTGTTAAGGCCAACAATCAGAAAGGACGGGTCAGAGCTTTGGTTCTCATGGAACCCGAACCTAGACACCGACCCTGTTGACGCTTTCCTGAGGTGCGACAATCCGCCACCTGATTCTGTTGTTATCGAGGTGAACTATTTTGACAATCCTTGGTTTCCTCAAGTCCTAAAGGATGAGATGGAATACGACAAGAGGCGTGACCCTGATAAGTATGCTCATGTATGGCTTGGCAAGTACCAAAGGAACTCGCAGGCGAGAGTGTTTAAAAACTGGAAGATTGAAGAATTCGAGGCTCCTCCCGGTTCGATTTACAGGATGGGCGCTGATTGGGGATTTGCTGTTGACCCGTCAGTATTGGTTCGGGCTAGGATTGAAGGCAAGATTCTATATATAGATTACGAGGCTTACGCCATTGGCTGTGATATAGACTTCCTCCCGGATTTATTCAGGGGCGTTCCAGAGGCTGAAAAGTGGCCGATTGTGGCTGACTCTGCCAGACCTGAGACTATAAGCTATATGCAGCGGCACGGATTCCCAAGGATAGCGCCGGCAATTAAGGGGCCGAAATCTATTGAGGATGGCATAGAGTTTTTAAAGTCTTACGATATAGTTGTTCATCCAAGGTGTAAGCACACGATAGACGAGCTGACAATGTACAGCTTTAAGATTGACGAGCTGACGGGTCAGGTATTGCCCTTACTGGAAGATAAGCACAATCACGTTATTGACGCTTTACGCTATGCCTGCGAGGGAGCAAGGAAGGCCAGCAAGCCAGCGCCTACGGTTACAAGGCGAGTGGCTCCCGCTGGCGCTTGGATGGGTTAGTACATCTACCTAATTGACAAAAAATAGTTTATAATGTCCGGATTCCAACGAAATTCGGTTAATTGTCATGGCAGAGCGCCCCAAAACTTACAAGAAAAAGCAAACTGACGGCGAAAAGCTGGTAAAACTTGCCAAAGAGCGCTACAAAAGGGGACGCGATGCCCAGTCTGATGAGAATCGCCGGTTCAAACACAACATGGAGTTTACTTTTCTGCCAGAGGCTCAATGGCCCGATGCAATTAGAAAGCAAAGGGAGCTAGATGGCCGCCCCTGTTTGTCTGTCAACAGAATGCCGGTATTCGTAAGGTCTATTGTCAACAACTACAAGCAGAATACTTCAGGGGTAAAGGTCTTACCTGCTGATGATGGCGCTGACAAGAAAACGGCAGAGATTCTCACCGGGATAATTCGCAACATTGAATCCCAGTCAAATGCCGCGCAGATCAAGGGGCAGGCTTTAGGTTATGCCGTTGCGGGGAATAAGGGATTCTATCGGGTATTGACTGATTACATTGAAGGGACTTTTGAGCAAGAGATAAAGCTTTCCCCTATTGTCAATACATTGTCAGTGACTTATGACTGCGACGACAACAGCCTTGACGGTTCAGGCTGGAAGTGGTGCTTCATTGAGGATTTATTGTCAGAGGAGGAATTCAAGGATAAATACCCTGATGAGCCGATGGAAGATTGGCCTACTGACTCACAAGATGGCTGGACGCAAGATGGCGGCAAGAAGATAAGAATCTGCGAATACTTTTACCGAGAGATGGAACCTGTAACCCTTTGCCTGTTGGATGATGGCTCGACGGTGAGAGAAAGCGACTTGCAAGAGGGCATGAATGTACAGGAAACAAGGGAAGCAAAGCAGCCTGTTGTGCGTTGGTGCATCCTTGGCGGTAATGCCTCTGAACCACTAGAGCGTAAAGAGTGGGCCGGACAATATATACCTGTTGTCCCTGTTTGGGGCGACCAGCAATGGATTGACGGCAAGCGCAGATTATTCAGCGCGATGGAGTTTAGCCACGATGCCCAAAAGATGCTGAACTTTTGGCGGTCTACCGAGACTGAAATGCTATCACTTCAAAACAAAGCCCCTTGGATTGGTACTGTTGAGCAGTTTGAGAACCATAACTGGGATGATGCTAACAGTGCTAACAAGCCGTACCAGACCTATACTCACGTTGCCGGCGTTCCTATGCCGCAGCGTCAAGGGTTCCCATCACCCCCTAGTGGAATTCTTCAAGGGGCTGCGAATGCGGCTCAGGACATCATGGATACTTCCGGCATTCAGGAAGCCGGGCTTGGGATGCAGTCAAACGAGACAAGCGGCAGGGCCATCAATGCACGCGCAGCACAAGGTGATAAGGCAAGCTTTCAATTCCTTGATAACGCGATGCACGCTGATAGATATTGTGGCGTGATACTTGTTGACCTTATACCTAGAATCATTGACACGCCGAGAGTTGTTAGAACATTAGGTTATGACGGTAGCGAGCAAATGAAACAGGTTAATGCTCCCGTTGTTGAAAAAGACAGCTATGGTCAAGAGATTCACAAGATATACGATTTAGGCGTTGGGAAGTATGACGTTGTCGTTTCAAGTGCTCCTTCTTTTGCTTCATTGCGGGCAGAGGGCCAGCAGGTTGTCGCTGATATGGTACAGGGCAACCCGAACCTAATGATGCAGGCCGGCGACATTATTATGAAAACGATGGATATGCCATACGCTGAGGAAATGAGCGAGCGGCTTAAGAAGTTTTTACCTGAAGGGATTATTGAGAAAACGGAGGAGGAAGGCCCGACAATGCCGCCTGAGATTCAGCAGCAGATGGAACAGATGCAGATGCAGATGCAGCAAATGGATCAAATGTTACAACAACAAGCGGCGGCACTTGAGAGTAAGGAAGCAGAATTAATGCTTAAGCAGGAGGAGCTTAGGATTAAACAGTTTGATGCAGAGACAAAACGCATTCAGGCTATGCAGCCTGCAACTCCCCCTGTTCAGGTTGAGGCGCAGATTGAGCCTGAGTTATCTGAGGGAGACAAGCTGGAAATTGACGTAGCTAAAGCTATCAGGCTTCAAGAGATGGCGCAGGAGCATCAGAAAGAAATGAAGCTTCTAGAGGCTAGGATTCAGGCATGTGCAGGTAGCGAGCTTAAAGAAATGGGAGAAGATGGCGAAGAAAAGGAATCAGAGATCAGTCAGGCGATGCGGGTATTGATGCAGGGCCAGTCAGAGCTTGGCGCGGCTATTGCAGAGCTTTCGGCCATTCAAGCGGCACCGAAGGAGATTATCAAAGATGCGGATGGTAGACCTGTTGGCATTAAGCCGGTGATTTAAGATGGTCACTATTGTACATCCCAAGGTCAACCAGATAGCAGACTGGACTCAGGCAAAGCTTAATGAGTACATTAACGCCGGCCTTTACCCCGCAGGGACTTTGATTAGCGACATTACCCAACCCTCTGACTGGAATGATGACCATACTATAACGGGTTTAACGGCTGCGGATGTTGCTGTTGTTCCGGCTGCTTCTGTTGTCGAGACTGACGCGCAGACTTTCATAAACAATATCGCCATAAACGTCAGGGATTATGTCATTGTTGACATGGATAACGCTGACTATACATTGACGCTTTCTCAGGCAAAGTACGCCGGATGGGTTGTATTAAATGCGGGAGACGGGACAAAGACCATTACCGTTCCGACAACGTCAGACGATCAAACATCTTTACAGATAATGATTCTAACTCTTTTTGCTGGCGCTCAGTTTTATGTGCAGTCTCAAACCGGCGGGTCAACAACGCTCATCACCGCGCCTGAGATGGATTTAATAGCCTATAACCACGGCTCACAAGCTTTATCCATTCACGGTGCGCTTGTTAGTGATGCTGCATACGGAGCAGGATGGAACGGAGCACTAAAAGCCACAACTCAAAACGCTGTATATGACAAAATCGAAAGCCTTTTTTCTAGCCCTACTATCACGGCTTTAAAGCTGGCAGCAGGCACGGCAACGGCTAACACTCAGCCTATTGAGATTGCAAGCGGGACTCTTTTGACGGCGGCTGAAGCTGGATCAATGGAGTATGACGGCAAGGCTTTTTATACTACGCCGGTCGCATCTGCTAGGGGGGTTTCACCCTCTGTGATGTTTGCCATTGTACCCGCAGGTGGTTTTGCTTTATCGACATCAACAGGCGTTCAGTCTTGCTTCCCGGCTGGTACTGACGTTTGGACACTTGAGGCATCTACCACGTATGCCTTTGAGGGTTTTTACCATATCCAGAAAGCGACAAACACAGCGACCGTTGCAATGGCTTTTGCCCTTGGCGGAGGCGCTTCCGTGACCTCTATCAAGTATTACGTAGTTGGTCAGAATAACGCTGTAAACGTAGCCACTACAGCGCAGCAGTCTTGTTATGTTGATACCGTTGCCAGTACCGTTGTAAACGCTACCAGTACCGGCCATACCGTCCACCAATTTAAGGGGCTGATAAGAATGAATGCCGGAGGGACAGTAACGCCGCAGATTGACTTTTCTGCTACTACCGCAGGCAGCCCGACAATGATGCAGGATTCGTATATCAAATTTACACCGCTTGGGACTAACACTGTCGCATCTGTGGGGAATGTTGCCTAATGTATTTAATCATTGATAAAGACACCGGAAAATTTGCGATAAGGCAGGATTATCAGAGCTATGCTTTTGACAAAAAAAGCAAGCTGGATATTTACTGTGGAAAGCTAGGCCCAAACAAGGGAAAGAAGATTGCTGAAAAGAAAGGCAATAAAAACACCATTGATGTATTGGTGGCTGAGTAATGGCTTTTCAGGCTGGCGCGTTTCAGGGTGATGCTTTCCAGATACCGGCACAGGCTAGGAGTTCTGGCGGCTATGGTTGGGACGCTCCCAAAAAGCGCAGGATGGAAGAAAGGGTAGAATCTTTACCTGAGGTAGTAAGGGAAGCGATTGTAAAGGTTGTCGAGATTGACAACAAGGCAGAAAGGGAGGCGGCGCTACTTGGAAAGGTGGATGCGGAAAATAAGTTTTTAAGGCTTTACCTCGCTATCCTTGAGCAGTACCGGATAGAGATTTTAGAAGGTTTAGAGCTTGAAAGGTTGAAGCGGCAAGAGGCGGATGATCTTGCTTTAATTTTATTACTGAGTTGCTGATATGACTGACAACAATCTAGTTACAAAAGGCGTAGGGTATTTAAGCGACCAGAACAGCACAAGCGCGGCGCTTGCCACTCTCGCCACATTTACTGGAAAGGGGGTTGATTGCAGCTCGTTTCCTTCCGTTGTTGTGGCTTGCAAAACAGATCAGGACGGCTCTCTATATGTTGACTTTAGCCCAGACAATGAAAACTGGGATAGCACGCTGACATTTCCTGTGACGGCCTCTTTAAACGAGGTACACAGAATTACCACGACACGGCCTTATTGCCGGGTCAGGTTTTATAATAGCTCTGCTTCTAACCAGACTTATTTAAGACTTTCAACCATGTTCGGGCATCAAAGTGTGCTGAACTCTGCGCTTAACAGCACTGCACAGCAGGATTCTGACGCGATAATGGTCAGGCCGGTATCTTATGAGGACGATGTTGCTTTAGGCCGCAGGACTGGAATTACCCTTTGGAATAAGTTTGGTTATAACTCTGATATTGATATTGGCACTGAAACAATATGGGCTCCGGGCGGAACTTTCACGCGCTTAACGGCTGCTAGCACTCTCACTCTCGTTTCTTCTAGCGCTAATGACGATGGGTCGCCGGCTGGAACTGGCGCTAGGTCTGTTATTGTTTACGGGATAGATGCAAACTATATATATCAAACTGAGGTTGTAACGCTTGACGGGACGACCCCTGTGGTTACTTCAACAACGTGGTTAGGGATTAACAGGGTGGCCGTATACCTTGCGGGCAGCCTTGGGTATAACGATGGAGCCATCACTGTAACTGCCACAACAGGCGGAAGCACACAAGCCTTAGTGCCTGCAACAGAGGGGACTACTCAACAGTGTTTCTTTTTTGTTCAAGCCGGACACACTGCGCTAATGGACTGGCTTTATATAACGCTGGTGAAAAACGCTGGCGGCACTCAGCCAAAAGTCACTATTAAGGCTTTTGTAACCAGCTTGGTATCAGGTGCAAGATATGAGGTATTCCGTGATTACCTGAATGGCACCGTTGAGAATCACACAGAGCTAAACCCTAGTGATCCTTTTGTTGTTGGGGAAAAGAGCGTTATTGTTTTTCAGGCTACTACGGATGTAGACAATACCGAGATTTCATTACGATTTACTTTAAAAGAGGTTAAAAACGCATGACAAGCCTATATAAGATAGTCACAGAGAACAAGCCGCCGGAGTGGTTAGGAAATGCTGGCGATAAAGCCTATGAGGGCATGGATAACGCTCTTAAGGCTATCGGCAAGAAGCTGAAAAAGAAAAAGAAGAAGGATGAGCCAAAAGTAAACGCATTTGACTTGGAGTGATTTTATGATGAATGCATTTGGAATGATGGGCAAAAGAATGAAAGCGATGGGCCAGCCAACTGGACAGCCTATGGCCCCTAAAATGCCATTGATGCAGGTTGCTAAAGACCGGATTATGGCAAGGAATCCGGGGGTTGCGAATAACCCGCAGGCTTTTGAGCAAAAGGCAACTATGGTACGGGACAGGATTCGCGCACGCCGGCAGAAAAGGCGATCGATGCTTCCAGCTCCCAGTAATGCCATGTCTATGCCAGAAGCATATTGACAGTAAGATTGTCAATGTGTAATATACGTATATGCCTCTTGGTTGGCTTAACCCTGCGCCTTTATAGGTATTAGTTATGAGCATAGAAAACGCTATCGTGGAACAGCCGGCACCAGTAGTAGAGGAGCCAAAAACCACCGAAACATCAGCCGAAGTACAAGCTCCCCCGGCAGAGCAAGCGGAAGATTCCACCGCAAAGCGCCAGACAGGTGCGGAAAAACGGATAAACCGGCTCATTCGTGAGCGGGCAGAGTTGAGAGCCAAAGCGGAATACCTCGAAAGAGCGTTGAACGAAAGAAGCCCTCAGCGTGAAGCAAGTGAATCTGACGATAAAACCGTTGATATAGATGAGCTTGTGGAGCGTAAGTTTGCAGAACGTGAGAGACAGGGTCAGGTTAAGTCAATAGAAGCCAAGCGGGATAACATCTTTGCAGAGGCAGCTAAAGGCGGGGACTTTGACGCTGACGACTTTTTAGAATCAACAGTTGTTACCCCGGTAATGGCTGAAGCGATTTTAGAGAGTGATGCGGCTCCAAAGGTTGTAAAGTTTTTATATAACAACCCTGAAGAAGCAGAACGTATTGCAGAATTATCACCCGCTAGACAAGCCGTAGAGATTGGGAAGCTAGAAGCAAAGCTTAGTGCTGCGCCAGCTCCCGCAAAGAAATCAGGCGCTCCGGCTCCTATTACGCCAGTCGGTGGTAACAAGTCAAAAAGTGACGGTTATCACGAGAACATGACTCAAGCGGAATATGAGGAGTGGAGAAACAAAACCGCAAAACGTAGGTAATTTTTATGAGTAACACTTTTAAAGTCATTGATATGATCACCCGTGAGGCGCAAAAAATCGCCCACGAAAGCACCTCCTTTCTTAAAAACGTCAATATGCAGTATGACGGCGAGTTCGGTAAAACTGGCAGCAAGCAAGGTAACACCCTCCGCATCCGTGAACCCGTAGAGTTTTTGGTAACTTCCGGTCAGCGCGTTGCTGACGTTCAGGATATTACCGAATCAACTCAAACCCTGACTGTTGCAACTCAGGACCACGTAGCAATGAACATGACCAGCGCAGAGCTGTTGATGGACATCGACTACATCAGCGACCGTTACATTAAGCCAGCTGTTAAGCGTCTTGTTGCCAACATGGAATACAACGCTCTGACCCAATTTATTAAGGACACGAACCAAGTAGTTGGTGCAGGCTCTTATACTTTGGCTGGCGGCTATGCTCCCGGTACTGCTTTGACTGACTTGACCGCTCCCGGTCGCGCTCAGGCAATGCTGAACCTTCAGTGCGCTCCTACCTATGACCGCTGCATTATCGCTAACAGCGACAACATGGCGACTATGGTAAACGGCCTGAAAGGTTTGTTCCAAGATTCTGAACAGATCAAAAAGCAATACAACGAAGGCATGATGGGCCGCACTTCAATGGCCGATTGGTATGCTAACGAGAAAGTTTGGACTATGCCTAACTCTGCTGACGTAGCTGGCGCTATCAATGCTGGCACGCTGACTTCTGGCGTAACCACTTTGACGATGGATGCTATGACTGCCGCTCCTGTTGCTGGCATGGTATTCACTATCGGTGATGGCACTTACGGCTACATTTATGACGTGCATCCCGAAACCAAACAGTCAACTGGCAAGCTGAAGCAATTTGTTGTTACTTCCGCAACTACTACCAGCATCAGCTTCAGTCCCGCCGTGATTTTCGATACTACGAATCCTAAGCAGAACTGCTCTGGCACTCTGGCGGATAACCAAGTATTGAATTTCTTTGGTTCTGCTTCTACCAACTACGTTCAAAACATCATGTTCCAGAAAGATGCTTTCACGTTTGTATCCGCTCCGATGCCTGTTTATGGCAGCGCTGAGGAATGCCGCAACACCAATTCAGATGGCGATGATAACCGCCTGAACCTGCGTGTTTGGAAACAGCCCGACATTATCAATGATCGCTTGATCCTTCGTATTGACGCGCTGTATGGCTATAAAACGATTCGTCCGGCTTGGGCTTGCCGCATGAGCGCCTAATGAATCGGGGGCTGGAAACGGCCCCCATTTTTTAATTAATTTGAGGATATTTTATGACGATTCAAAATGACTATGACAACTACTCGCTGGCCGGCGCAGTTGGTCAGCCTAATATGCTGCCCGCACATTGCCGAGTTATCAACTCTGGCGAAGGCGCTACCCGCACTTTGTTGGCTGACGAATCTGGCGCTGTTTGCCTGTTTGATCGCGCTGCTGGCATTGTGTACACGTTGCCTGAGACTGCTCCCGTAGGTACTTACTACGACTTTCTTACAACTGTGACAATCACTTCCAACGCTGCAAAAGTTGGAACAGCTATCGCGACTCACTATCTGTTAGGTGGTGTAGATTCCGGTTCTGTGACGATTGCTGAAGGTGGTGGTTTCTGGGCAGCTAACGGCACTAGCCATATCGCTATCAGCTCTAACGGTTCTACGACTGGCGGCGTAATCGGTAGCAACTACCGCATCACTCGCTTGACTTCAACTGTTTGGGGTATCACTGGCGTAATTAACGGCACAGGCACCATCGCTACTCCGTTCGCGACTTGATAACGCCTTAGAAGTACACCTCCCTCTTAACCGGGGGAGGTTTTTTCTTACTTAGGAGAGTGTCATTACTACAGCTTTAAACATTATTGAACGCGCACTCCTTGATTTAACAGTTTTGGAAGGCGGCGGTTCTGCTACGGCACAAGAATCTGCCGATGGGCTTGTATATTTAAACGACTTGATACAATCATGGAGCAATGAAGGCTTAACAATCTATGCCAATACAATTGACAGCTTCACACTTACTGGCGCTACGTCTTATACATGGGGCACAGGCGGCACGTTCAATTCTGCTCGCCCGGTTTCAGTAAATAACGCTTACTTCACTTTGAATTCAGTTGATTATCCGATTGAGATAATTAACGACCAGCAATATCAAACCTTGGCGGATAAGACAGCGACTAGCAATATGCCTAGTTGCGTTTATATCAATTACACTTATCCGTACGCTACTGTATACGTTTACCCTGTGCCGTCCTCTGGTACGCTTAATTTGTCGTCAAATAAGCCACTCACAGAGCAAGCCACGGCTGCAACAGTGCTATCCATGCCGCAGGGTTACGAAAGGGCGCTACGGCTTAATTTGGCGGTTGAGATGATGGCGCAGTATGGATTAATGAATCAGTTGATTATGGCAAAGGCGGCGGAAGCGAAGTCTATGCTTAAGACTATCAATGCCAAAAACCGACCCATTCTTACCGGGTTGGGCTTGCCTGTTTATGGAAGTTATCCACGCAATAACATTTTAGCGGGTTGATTATGAGCTTTGAAATTCGAGCGAGTGAAGTAACCCCCTTTGACGTTTATTTTGCGTCTGTTTGCTCTATGCAGTATCACCCGGGAGCGGGGACTAAAGAGCATAAAAAGTTGAGTATTGACGAGTGTCGCGATGTAGCCATTGATATGGTCATTGCGCGGCGCTCAGTTATTGGAAAATTAGGAGAATAGTTATGCCGTTTATCGTTGGTGGCGCGATGCTTGGGAGTGCTTTGTTAGGCTCGAAATCTTCAAAGGATGCTGCTAAAGCTCAGTCTAAGGCAGCTAATAACGCTTTGGCTTTTCAGCAACAGCAGGCTAGTCAGAATGCCCCTTGGTTGGCTCGTGGTAATCAGGCTGGTGATTATTTGCAGGAGCTTATGGGCCTTGGCTCTAATGATTCTTATGACGACTTGGTTAAGCAGCACTCCGACCAGTTTATCACCTACACCAAAAACAAGAAGAAAGGCGGCGGACTTGGTGGGGCTATCAAGGGAGCTATCAAGGGAAGCATTACGGGAGACTTTGGCGCATTAGGCCGTAGTGGTCAGTCTGTGATGGATGCTATTGCCGGCTCAAAGTCTAGCAAGAAGTATACCGCTCACCTTGATAGAGCAAAGCTTGATGCATTTGTCAAGCAGAAAATGGCAGAGCAAAAAGCCAAGCGCGAGAGTGGTCAGTTTGGCTCACTCATGAAGGATTTTGACAATTCGATGTTTGTCAAAGACCCCGGCTATGATTTCAGGATGAGTGAAGGCAACAAAGGTATTCAAGGCTCATTAGCAGCTCAGGGTGGATTGTTCAGTGGAAAGGCCGGAAAAGCTTTATCCCGTTACAATCAGGACTTTGCTTCTAACGAGTTTGGCAATGCTTACAATCGCTACAATACTAACCGTAGCATCAAGTACAACCAGTTGTCTGGTATTGCTGGCACGGGTCAAAACGCCATGCAGATAGGTACGGGAATTGCCAACAACATGGGCAATGCAGCAATGGAGCGCGGAAACGCTCAGGCGTCTGGAATCATGGGGCAGTCAAATGCTATAACTGGCGCTTTAGGTCAGGGGCTTAACTATTGGCAACAAAAACAGGATATGAGTTGATTTATGGGACTTGACACTAGAATACCAATGAGCTATCAGGGCATCCAGTTGGAAAGCCCTATTAACGCTATGCAGGGCGCTGAAGAATTAGGGCTGGCCAAAAAGAAAAACGCCCTCGCGCAGATTGAATTAGAACAGGCGCAACAGGGGCCGAATCCGCGTGATCAATTTGTAAATGAAACAAAGCAAATCGGCGAGCTTATTAAATCCACGCTGCCACAGTTGGACGAAACGAGCGCAGATGATTTCTTCAAGGCGCTTGGTGAACAAGGCGGCGGCGCTGGAAAGATGGCAGCAGAGTCATGGTTCAAAAATCCTGCACCTGCTGGCGAAAAGCTAAAAGGGCTAACAGGTCGTTTTAATCCACCCGAACAGCCTAAACCAATGTCAGATTATGAGCGTGGGCGGCTGGAGTATTTGAATAGTCAAGAAAAGCCAACATCAGGAGCAGTTGACCCAGCTACAGGTCAGCCAGCACCCGCACAGCCACAACCGGCAAGGCTTCCTGTTGCTGCATTAAAAATAGAGCAAGAGGCTCTGGATAACTCGCGCACTGCTGACAAAATAGTTGGCGACTTAGATAAGTTTATACAGCAGATTGACAACGGTCAGCTTGATTTAGGTATGTTTTCCAACCTAGCTAATAAAGCCAGAAATAACCTAGGAATGAGTAACGAGGAAAGCCGCAATCTTGTAAGCCTAGAGTCTGGCTTGCAAAAATTACGCAATGATTCTTTGCGATTGAACAAAGGCCCGCAGACTGACGGAGATGCAGAACGCGCATGGCAGGAGTTGTTAGATAATATCAACGACCCGCAAGTGGTACGTCAGCGTCTTGAAGAAATTAAAGCATTAAACGCTAACGCTAAAGAGTGGCACTTCCAACAAGCCAATGCTGTGCGGTCTAATTTTGGCGCTCCAGAATTGGCAGCACCTCCGCAAGCTGGCGGTCGTCCTCAACTATCCCCACAAGATCAGGCTGCATGGCTATGGGCGCAAGAAAATCCTCAAGACCAAAGATCACAGGCAATTATTGAAAGGCTAAACAAAAAAGGAGGCATGTAATGGCCGACTTTGATCCAGACGCTTATCTTGCAAAAGCTGACGCTCCTGCGTTTGATCCTGATGCGTATCTTGCTAGCGATGCGTCTGCGCCTGCTAATAAACCTCGCCGCGCTGAATCAATACTCGCAAGACTGAGCAAGCCCGAAAAAGCACTGGCAGAAAACCTGCCTACTGCATTCCGGGCTTATACTGGGCTGCGAAGTACACTTGATACCGGAGCGCAGATATTTGACAAGATCATACCGGAACAATTAAACGAGCCTGTTAGAAAAATAATCAGTACGGTCAATCCCGTTGCTGGTGCGGCTTTGTCTACGTCAACCCCAGAATCTCGCACAGCCCGCAAAGAAGCAGCTGCATCACTCGATGATGATGGTGGCGTTGACTGGGTGCAAATGGGCGGCGCTGTGGCTGACCCGGCGGCTTGGGCTTTGGGCAGCAATATTTATAAGGGCGTATCTGGCGCGGTTCAAAATGCGCCTAAATTAGTTCGAGCGCTTGCTCCGTCGATGGCAACAGGTGGAGCGGTATCTGCTGCTGCCATCCCGACAGAGGAAGGGCTAACAGGCGCAGATTTTGCATCGGAAAAGGCTAAGCAGTTTGGCATTGGCACTGCAACCGGCGTAGTTCCTCCCGCACTTGGTGCCGTATCTAGTCGCGTGGTATCGCCTGCTGCATCACGTAACGCAGAATTGCAGGCGCTGAAGGCTGGCGGCGTAGAGCCTACAGTTGGGCAGGCACTTGGCGGAGTAGCGAATACAATCGAGCAGAAACTTCAGGTAGTCCCATTTTTCGGCGATATGATCACTCGCGCTCGCGGTATGGCTCGAGATGATTTCAATAAAATGGTTATAAACGAGGTCACTGCACCCCTTGGCGTTAAAGTTAATAAGATAGGTCAAGAGGGAATCGCAGAGGCTGGTGATGCCATTTCACGCCAGTACGATGACGTATTGTCAAAAATAAAAGGCGTTAAATTTGATCAGGAGTTCGGCGATAATTTAGCCAATCTAAAGCAGCTATCTGAATATATGTCGCCAGATGATTCAGCATTATTTGATAAATTCCTGCAAAAAGAGCTTGGCCCTAAAATATCAGAGGCAGGCGGAATTGAAGCGGTTACGTATAAGCAGATAGACAGCAAACTTGGAAAGCTAATATCTGCCAAAAAAGCAAGCAATCCGGAGCTATCTGACGCGCTTCGAGAGTTGCAATCCTTAATGCGTGACCAAGTATCACGCAGCAATCCTGAGCAATCAAAAGCGCTTGATGCCGCTAACTCTGCATGGGCTAAATTGGTAAGGCTTGAAAAAGCCGCCAATTCAGCGTCCAGCAATGAGGGAGTATTTACCCCGGCGCAGTTAATGAATGCTGTGAAGGCGTCAGACAAGAGCGTAAGAAAACGGGCAGTAGCACGCGGCGAAGCATTAATGCAGGACACCGCACAGACCGGCATGATGCTGGGTAATAATTATCCAGATTCTGGAACTGCTGGCAGATTATTAACGGCTGGCGGCGCAGGTGCCGGACTGGTAGCTAATCCTATGGCTACGCTTGTCGCTGGCGGTGGCTTAACAGCGGCTTCTGGATTGTATACGCGACCAGCACAGCGAGCGCTTGTCAATGCCTTATCATCACGTCCAGATATGGCTCCAGAAGTCGCGGCACGTTTGAATGCGCTAGGCTCGAGCGCTGATTTAGCTCGGCTTAGTGGTATCGGTTCTAATCGGGTCGGTAATCAGTGATATGAAAAACGCAGCGAAAAATATGATTATTTTTTTAATGAGTATCGCGATAATAATTTCCATTCAGGATTATACCGCAAAATGAGACAAATTCCAATACTAGGACTAGGCATACAATCCGGCTTCCCTGCTGTAACGGCACAGGAGCGGATTAACTGCTATCTAGAGCAGCAGCAAGACGGCGACAAGTACAGAATTGTCGCTTTTGGTATGCCGGGTAAAACTGAGTTTTTTGACCTTGGCGCTTCACCTATTCGCGGCGTTTATTCCTTTGGCGATTACGGATATGTCATTCAGGATAATGAGTTTTTCCAAGTATTAAACAACGGCACAACTACTAGCAAAGGCACTATTGGCACTTCTTCTGGTTATGTCTCGATGGCTTGCAATGGCACCCAGATATTCATTGCCGATGGGACTGCGGATGCTTATTACTACACCATAGCAACGGGCGTTCTGGCTCAGTCGGATTCACCTGCAATTGAAACCTGTTGCTTCATGGACGGTTACATTGTAGGGAATGAAATTGATACAGGGAAATACTATATATCCGACCTTTACGATGCGGCTACATGGGATGCTTTAAACTTTGCAAGCGCAGAATCAAACCCGGATAACCTTGTGGCTGTTTTTGCGGATCACGGCGGCGTGATGTTACTAGGTGACTTTACTACCGAGATAGTCGGGAATAATGGCGCTGAGGACTTCCCATTTAGCCGTATTGGATATCCTATCGAATGGGGCTTGATGGCTAAACAATCCGTTGCTAAATGCGGCGATGCTGTTGCTTTTTTGGCCCGCAACAGAATGGGGGAAGCTCAAGTGGTATTGATGAACGGGTACTCACCCCAAAGGATTTCAACTCACGACATAGAGCGCATATTAAACGCCTCTACAGGTCTTGAGGCTTCTACGGCTTATTCCTATATGTTAAACGGCCACCAGTTTTACATTCTGAATGCCGCTGGATATACGTTTGTATATGACATTACTTCAGGCGCATGGTCAATGAATAAAAGCTATCTCCTTGACCGAGACAGAGCGGAAAGAGCCTTTAACCTTATTAACCGGATTGTTGTTACTGATTACGAAAATGGCAAGGCTTACACGTTAAGCGATGACGTTTATGCAGAGAATGGCAACCCCTTAATAATGAGCATAACCGGAAAGCACGTTTTTAATAATGCTGAAAGAATGTCAGTATCGGAGCTGTTTGTTGATATGGTTGTTGGAGTTGGGGCCACTACCGGACAAGGTGTAAACCCGCAGATTATGATGAAGCTATCACGGGACGGCGGGAATACGTGGTCAAACGAGCAATGGAAAAGCCTAGGGGCTATTGGCAAGTATTTGACAAGGGTTTCATGGTGGCGGCTTGGAAGGGGTTATGAGTTTACCTTCAAGCTGTCTATTAGCGACCCTATAAAGCGCTGCATCATGGGCGCATGGATTAACGTGCAATGATAGAGCAAGCGCCTTTCCAGCAGCCTATCAATGGCGTTTTGACCCCTAATTGGGTACAATGGTTTACTAAAATCGGGCTTTTTGCGGGTTCAGTTTCGGATTCAGGAACAACAGCGCATAGACCCACGAGCGGGCTTTTTGTCGGGCGGTTTTACTTTGATACTACCCTTGGCAAGCCAATATGGTTAGAAACTGTCAGCCCAGTCGGTTGGGTTGACGCAACAGGAGCAAGCGTGTAATGGGCGTAAAATTCTCACCTATTGGTAACGGTACCAACTGGATTCCCGGAAGTGGTTTGATTGCAAATGGCTACAAGCTGTTTTTCTATGCCGCAGGAACCACCACAAAACAGAATACATACACAACGTATACTGGCGGAACGGCTAACGATAATCCCATTGTTTTGAATGCTTACGGCAGGCCGGCAAATGAAATATGGCTAACTGAGGGCGTTTCTTATAAGGTTGTCATTGCTTCCGGCTCTGATACTGACCCCCCTGCTAGTGGTATTACTTTAGGCGATTACATCACTGGAATAAACGATTCCGGCGATATAGGTTTAGATCAATGGGTTGTATATGGTTCAGCCCCTACTTATATCAGCACAACGTCATTTTCTGTAACCGGCGATCAAACTGCGACATTTCACATTGGCCGCAGGGTTAAAACTACCAATACAGGCGGGACTATTTACAGCACTATCACCAATAGCGTATATGGCGCGCTCACTACGGTTACTGTTGTTAATGATTCCGGAACTTTGGACGCCGGACTTAGTGCAGTATCTTACGGAATTTTAAGCAGCACGAATCCATCTGTTCCAAAGGTCCTTTTGCCGGATGGGTCTACTGTTGCGACCCAAACACAAAACGATAACTCTACTAAAATCGCTAGCACTGCTTATGTGGATGCTTCACGCCAAAGCTCTATAAATGATTTCAGGCTAACTCTGACAACTGCGGTTCCAGTGACAACTTCTGACGTTACCGGCGCTACTACAATTTACTGCACCCCATACATTGGAAACCGCATAAGCCTTTATGATGGGTCAAACTGGAAGCAGTACACAAGCGCAGAATTCTCCCTTGCTCTAGGTACAATCACAAGTGATCAGGGCTATGATGTTTTCTGTTATGCCAATGCTGGCGTTCCTACGCTTGAGTTTTTGGCATGGACAAATAACACAACTCGCGCAACGGCACTTGTTATGCAGGATGGCGTTTTGTGTAAAACCGGCCAGCTAACCCGCAGATACTTAGGTTCGTTTTTAACAACTGCCACTACAACAACAGAGGACAGTGACGCAAAGAGGTACTTGTTTAATTATTACAACAGGGCTACTAGAAGGATGCTAGCTGTTGACAATACGGCATCTTGGACATATACGACTGCGGTATGGAGACAATCTAACAACTCATCAACGAATCAGGTGAACTTCTTTGTTGGATATGTTGATCAGTCTATCTCTGTGACAAGCATGGAGACCACCACTAACTCATCATCATCAATTGAAAGAAGCTCAGGAATAGGAATAAACAGCACATCCAGCCCATCACAAAAAACAGGGGCGATGGTTGCAGATTTAAACAGTCAGATTAGCGCAACTAATAACGTCGTTTTTTATCCTTCACTTGGTAAAAACTACGCGGCAAGACTTGAGTATTCTGCTGCTGCCGGCACGACTACTTGGTATGGCGTTAGCGGGATTTATTTAACCAATATAACCGGCGAGCTGTTGGCGTGATTTATGGGCCAACTAGACGAGTTAGAGCTTGGTAAAACCCTTGGCAGAGTAGAGCAAAAGGTAGACTCTGTTATTGTATCTTTAGCGGCTTATAAAGATGATATTGACAAGGAAATACGGGCGCATGATATGCACATTCAGGGCTTGCTAAACGAAGCATCCGAAAGGAAGGGAAAGGCTATCGCCTACGGCTCTATTTCAGGATTTGCGGCGTTTTTACTGGCCAAGGCTATAGAGCATGGGGGGTCAGTATTAAAGGCGCTATTCTCTTAATCTGCGCTTTGCTTTGCTCTTGCGCTACGCGGGAGGGCGAGGTTTACACTCATTACTTTTATAAATCCGAAAGCTGCACGATAGGCTACACCCATACATACGGCGAAAGGATAAAAGGCAGGAACGAGTGCTTTAAGAATTTCAGGCTTGAAGTGTCGGATGGATGGATTGAAGGCGATAATTTTGAAGGCGCTATCGTGTACCGGGTAAAAATAGATTCTGACTTTTTGGAGGTCAAATGAGTTTCTGGAGCAAGCTATTTGTCGGCGGTAAGACCGCTGAAAACGTATCTGAAACCCTGAAGGATTCAGCCAAGGCAACCTTTGGAATTCTTGACGAGGCTTTTCACACAGATCAGGAAAAGGCAGAGGCCAAGGCTCAGGCTGTCGCGGCATATATCGAGATATATAAAACTACGATGTCAGAATCTACCGGCACGGCTGAGGCTAGGCGGTGGTTCCTTCAAACTATCACAAATTTTATTATGACTATGGCAGTCTGCGCTTTACTTGCTATGTTATTTGATAGGCCAGATATTAAAGAATCAATCGTGGAAGTCGTGAGAGAATTCCAGCTTGGATGGGCTTTTGTTGCGGCTGTCGGTTTCTACTTTATGACTCACGTAGCGGCTGCTATTATGGGCAACAAGGTGAAAAAATGACGGGCGGGCCTAGCGATGGATTTATATACCTTATTACGGGTTTCTCTTTGCTTATTTGTCTTGCTGCTGTTGTGTTTGGTTTTTATGGCGGCGAATACCATAGTAGCTGTCTTGCTCTTTGCCGATAGGAAATACCTGAATGCACGCGATTACGTTAGAGCATTACTTTCGAGATTTTGAGTACAATCAAGAGCAAGCGCAGAATGCTGTAGAGTTATGCCGGCGGGTTAACCACCTGCTTTCGTATGCTGAGGAATGCGGGGTTAATCTCAAGCTGAACAAAAAAACCGGCTCTTTAATATCTGGCGAAAAGTACGGCGGGTTTAGACCTTTAGACTGCCCAATAGGTGCGGAAAAATCAGCCCATAAGCAGGCGATGGCGGTGGATATTTACGACCCGGAAAACGCTTTGGATATTTGGCTGAATGACGCGATACTTATCAAGTTTGACTTGTACCGCGAGCATCCCGACCATACGAACTCATGGGCGCATTTATCCACGAAAGAGCCAAGGTCAAAGCGCAGAACCTTTATCCCGTAATCTCGCCGGAAAAGTCATTTTCAGCATCTAAACTTGCAGCCGTGTCGAGTAAAGCAAACTGAATAGCCGCTGTTTGAGACTTTGCCAGCCCGTTAGCAATGATGGCTTCAATCGCTAAAACGTGCTCTTCTTTCAGATCTACCAATAACTTCTTGCTCATTTTGACTCTCCAAATTGCTTATAGGGGGTGATAGTGTTTACCATAGGCGCAAAGCCAAGGGACTGGAATTTATCGGTGAGCAGTTTCCATCCAAGTCTTACCCGCAGGCATTTTGTGTAGCTAGGCCAAGGAAAGATTCCGTAGAATTCAAACGCCACAAGCTCGCCGTCAATGTTTCGGCATTCTACGTAGTACCACCCCGCTTTGCCGTATTTGTCGCTTATCTCATTCCTGAAGCCTTTTGCTTTTGGCATTGTGACTTTCAGGCCGTTGCCGTAACCGACACTACACGCCCTAGAAAAGCCGTAGCCGGGATTTCTCCAAAGCCATGCCACTCTGTTTACGTAAAGCTTAAACGCGCCGGAAGCGTTAGGAAAGGGCGCACGATTTGTTTGGAATCCGTTGTCGCCTTGCGGGGGCGAGTCATAGGTTTGTAGAAGCCTCCCAAAACTAGGCCAGCCTTTAGCAGTAAACAAACTATAAACCGGAGCCGCTATAAACCAAAACGGCAGCAATAGCAAGTCTGCAACGAACAGAAAAAACCACTTGATAAAAATCATTCTCCCTCCTCATATTTAGTCACATTATAGCACGAATATATATCGGTGCTGCCTTCGATTGTAAACGCTCTGCCGTTTTCGCATAGCTTGTAGAAGTCAGCCGTAGCGTCTTTAAACGTCAAGTATCTTCCCGCGACAAAAGCGGCGATGATTAGAAAAGCGACTATGCCAAGGATGTAGCCTGTGGTTATCTCTTTCATTGTGCAGCCTCCGATGCGATGGCTTTTCTTTCTTGTGTATGGCTCATGCTATTTCTCCTCTTTAGTGTCTAAATGTACCAGTGCCGCATAACTCGGTGTTATGTTGCTCTGCGCTGCCACATAGCAATCGTTTCATTTTTACTGTCGCCAGTAATCTGCGCCCCACATCCACCGGAAACAGTAACGCAGTTAATCTGCCAGCATTGTTTCATTGTA